GCTTTGTGCTTTAAATATAGTTCTGGTAAAATCTTGTGTAACACTAAATTCACCATTCCCTTTTGCATCAAGTGCAAGTGCAATATTTGCATCTGATCCAGCAACGCGAAGTGATGGAGCAAATGTTGATGCTGCTCCTTGAACTTCAAATCTGTTTTCCAGTGCTGCACTTGTATTAGGATTTAAAACTCGCAATCCTTCTCGACCTTGAACTCCTCCCAATGAAACATAACCTTGTCCACCAGAACCTAAATAATTACGAGGATAACAACCAATTTGGTGTTGATATGAAAGGTCAGTATAATTTCCAGAACCTATAAATATCGGACGATATTGACCATAGCTTCCTGCTGTTCCGGTATTGAGAGTATAATAGCGTCCAAGAAAATTGTCTCCAGCAATACTCATCAAATTCACATTTTCTTCATCTGAACCTTGAATTGCTTGAACTCTTAATGTGGTAATTTGGTCATTTATATTACCCCTCCAAGTGAAAGGAATATTTGTTCCTGTTCCAAAAGGTGAAGATAAAGTGTATTGTGTTACACTATCAAATGATGAAATAGTATAAGGAGTCCCATTTAGAGTAAATTCAAAGTCAGTAAAAAACAAAGGAACAAAAGGATCACCGCTAACAAAGGTAACTGTTGATCCGTTTACATTGCAAAGTCCAGAACCACTTGTGTAAAAATAATTGTATGCCTCTGTCTCATTTAATGAAAATGTCACAGGAGAATTATCTAATTCTGTAACAGTCAAAGAGTTTATGTTTGCAACAGAACTAACTTTAAATTTTTTCCGCAAGAAATATAATGTTTTTCCAATCCAATTTGAATCAAATTCTGTTCCGGTTACTCTTGTTATATTTCCAGTTCCAGATACGCTTGTTGCGTATCCTTGACCAGATGAACTATAAATAATAAATTCTTGGGGATTATAGTTTTTTGATGGCAATACTGCAAGCCAGTTCGTTGCTCCATCGCAAGATATAAAGGTTCCATTAGTAGAATTTGGTTGTCCTCCTCCAACTAAAAAACCACCCTTGCCTACTCCAATAATATCCGCTGGAGTTCCAGCAGCAACATACGATCCTTGCCTACTAACAAATCCGCTTGTAGTTTCAAGCAATCCGTTAATAAGTTTACCGCTTCCAGTAAATGTTGCTCCATTTGCAATTATTTTTCTGTTTTGTATATTAACATCAGAATTTAAAAGATATGTTCCTGCTGGAACATAGATTGAAGCATTTGCTGTTGCTGTTGAATTTGCTGCAATAAAAGCTGATACACTATTATTTGTTCCTGTGGGGTCAGCACCAAAATCATTCACATTCACCACATCAGCGAACCTGTTAGCCAATGTCCTTGCTACCGCTGCTGCTCCATTGCCAGAACTTGCTCCATCAGTTGCTGCCGTGAATAGCGAGCCTACTACATATGTTTGTCCAGTTGTTCCGGCAATTGTATTCCATTGCGATTGCGTTGTTGTTCCGAGAGAAGTAATCTTGTATTGTTGTCCTACAATAAATGATCCAGCAGATAATCCAGTTGATCCAGTTGAAACAATTCCTTCGATTACGTTTTGTGTTGCTTTAGTTAGCGGCATATTTAATGAGTGGTTATTGTTATTTCCGATCCCGCTGGAACTGGAGTTGACATGATAAGCGTTTTAGGTGCGGTATTGTTTATTGAATAATTTGATGGCTTTTGATACACCCCATCAATGTGAACGATATATCCCCCGCTAACTTGGCTTATGCCTTCGGAAATATTAAATGTAGTTTGAGTTCCATCAGAAACATATTCCCAAGTTTCCGGTTCAGTTGTGGCTTGATTAACCGCCTCGATTGCTATACGAGCGTAGTAAGCTGCACGATTTACAATCTCATTCAATGCCGCCTCACTTGGGCCACACGGATTGCATTTAGAACTTCTGGAATTTCCGCAACTCATAGTTTTTATCGTTAACGATAGTTTAGGTTTAGTCAAGCGTTTTCCACCAGTAAATATGGAATCGTCTTTTGGTTGTATCGGTTCATCTCTGAATAGACGAGGTTTATGAATCCATCCCATTGTGAAGGATAGATTGTTTGGCATCCTTCCGATGATGTCGATTTGTAACCGCCCTTGTGAATGTTGATAGCGATGCCCATATCGTCTCCAGTGCCGTCTCGCGTAACAGGCAACTCCTCTTTGGCGTTAGCAGGTCGCAACGCTGGATAGCCGCCTCCGGGTTTAGAGATGCCATGATTCCCTTTACGGAAGCGATGGACACCCGTTTTAAGAACCGCAATGCCTTTCTTGTAAACTGATGGATCAGTATTAGCGTTAAACGTAGCGTGAACAGAAGGAGATAATAGTATAATCGCATCATCGTAGATGCCTCTTTGATTGCCAGAAGGTTGAAAGGTTTCAGAGTAGTATCCTCTAATCCCGACCAGCGCAACGCGATCTTCAATCCCTGCACGGATAACCATAGCAAGGGTTTTCTCTTTCGCTTGCTGCGGTCTGGAGTTAGGAACCATGATTAGCCCTTACGCACAACATTGATGAGTCCAACGAGGCCGAGTCCAGCGACAAGGATTGCTTCTTGGAGTTCTGGTTCGATCTTCACGCCGACTGCCGTAGCGATCAGAATCAATCCGCGCCATGTGCTATTCTCTGATAGCCGTTGAAGTAGTATATTTACGATTTTCATTTCTTTGTTCCTTTCGGTTCGGGCAGTTCATATGTGAGCCTGCCGTAATCTGTATCTAACGAAATTCCAAGTGTTGTGCAACCAGTCAAGAATGCCATTGCGAGAAATGCAAACGAGATCAATATAAGTCCAAGTGCTATTTTTTCTGGTCTCATTGTTTGCGGATTTTGTTAAACATATAAACGATGGTCAGAATGCCAGCAACCAACGAAACAAATAATCCACCAAGGCGTAAACCTGTTTCGATGTGCGGCATTAGAGAAACCATAAATCCAGTAAAACTGGTTGTCGTTCCTAAAATACCTGTAAATGTTGCGTTGTCGTTCATTGTGCGTTAATTAAAGATAGTTTTGCTTCAGCCTCGGAATCAAACCAATACCACCCATCTATAGGATATGTATGTTGTTCGTGCGTTTCTTTGCGGAGTTCATAATTTTTATTAAGCACAAAATTTGGCCCATAAATCAACTCGCCATTTTCCTCTTTGTAAAATCCAGATGTGTCTTCCATAAAAAATTATCCTACAACAGTCCAATTTTTTGCCGTTGCAATTGCAGGGTTGTCGGTTGCTATGCCGTAGTTTCCCGTGACAGTTATAGTTTGTGTTGGTAGCGCAGTTAAATCGGCAAGGTTCGTGTAAATTTCGTTAAGGCTGCTTGCGCTTAAAGAGCAGCTTGCAAATGAAACATTTGTTTTTATTCCTGTTGCTTTACAACGCTTGAGTCCGTTGCAATTTAATGCAAAAAAGGAAGATGTTGTTGCACTTGAACAATCAAAATTAGGAATACTTTGAAGCGATCTACACCCATTAAACATACTTCCCATATTTATTGCCGCCGAAGTATTAAATAACGGAACGCTCTGAAGCATGCTGCAACCATTGAACATATTGTTCATGGTTGTTGCTGAAGAAGTATTGAATAACGGAATACTCTGAAGTGTGCTGCATCCAGAAAACATATTCGTCATGTTTTGTGCCGCCGAAGTATCGAATAAAGGAATGCTCTGAAGTGAGGCGCATCCAGTAAACATATTCGTCATGTTTGTTACCGAAGAAGTATTAAATAACGGAACGCTCTTAAGCGAGGCGCACACATTAAACATATTAGATGCAATAAGCGTATTGTGTGACAGGATAGTGCATTGATCAAGTAGCCTTAAATTTCCTGTCGTTCCTCCAATTTCCAATGCTGTGCAATTCGGAGCGGATAATGTAATTTCAAGAATTGGCGTAGTGTATGTTGCCGTGCCGAGTGACGAATGCCTAAAATCAAATGAGACAGCTGTGAGATTTTGTCCTGCTTGAGGCGTAACGACAATCATCGCTTGACGCATTTTAGACCCAACAGGCCCGATCTCTGTTGATGCAGAGAGGTCACTAAACACATAGTTATGCTCTGCCGTAACTCCACCTACAACATTTTCAACATTGCCGTCACCCCAATCAACTGTGTAGTTTCCAGAAAAACGAAACGCAACAAAATTGCTGTCATTATCCCCAACAAGAAAAAGCGCAGCAACTTTTTCTTCTGTCGATATAATTGTCGGCATGGCAATCCAATCGCTTGGGCGAACCCACCCAGAAGTGAATGCGCCACTGGAGATAAGAGTGCTGCCAAGGTAGATTTTTCCAGTAGTGGTAGGCATTAGTCTGTTATAATGTAAAGAGTTGATGCATTTGGCGTTATAGCGTTATATTCCGCTTGCGTGAGAGATACAATATTTGTTACTTTATCTGCTCCAGTAATTCCAGTTGTTTCGCTTAAAACGCCAGCATTAGACAGAGTGCCAGCAGACAATGACAATCCTGTTCCAATTGAAATCTCTTCTGCAACTCCTGTTCCTGCCGTGGATCGACCGAGCAAGCGTGCGGTGTTCATCGTAAGCCCAGTAGTCGCAGTGTAGAGTCCTGGTCCAATCTTCCCATTAAATGTAGACCAGTCCGTGGATGAAAGGTATCCATTGGCAAGTGCGGTTGCTTGTGGAATTGAAATTGTCGGAGTGGTTCCTCCGGAAGATGCAATGGGCGCGGTTCCGCTTACAGATGTGACCTTATTGTTAAAGGTTGTCCAGTCTGCGGAAGAGAGTTTTCCTGTGTTTGCCGCGCTGGCTACTGGAATGTTAAAATTATGGATAGCCGCCGAGCTAACTATGTTAAAATCGGTTCCTGTGGTTCCCGTGGAGAAGAACTGAATCTGGTCAGAAAGACCATTGAGTGCGGCAAGTCCAGTAGAGAAGGTCGTGATGATCTGGCTCTGCGTGTTGCCTTCCGTATTCAGAGTAATCGTGTGACCGCCGAGGCTTGAACCAATCACGCGCACTGCCAATCGGTCTGTGAGTGCCAATGTAGTAGAGGCGGGGACTGCGACTGTGAGGAAGTGGATGTCTGAGGTGGTATTGCTGATCGTCACCGCTGGGCTTGTTGCGCCGATTTGGGTGAAGACGGCTCCGTTATACTTGTAGAGTGCCACCGCGAGTTTCGGGTTGCCGCTACTTGTGGAGCAATAAAGTTGGAAGGTAAAGTTACCTTGGGGGATCAGAAGAAGCGCGGGATCATTCGCGTCCGTGATAAAGTAGGCGGTCGTGCTTCCTGCGTTAATCGGGAAGTTGGTTTGTGCTGCACCCGCTGGAACCTTGTTGATCTCGTAGTAAGGATTGCCGAGAATTGTCCCTTGGCTAACCGATCCGTTAAAGTAGTAACTGACCGAGCTTCCTCCACCAGCAGCCACAGGGAAGTTGGAGATCGTCGCGTCTCCACGGATATACTGGTTGGCTAGGCCGTAGCCAATAGCCACGGGGCCATCCACATCTTGGATGTCCAATACGCGAGTAGTGCTAGGGCTTACACCAGAAAGCTCCAATGCAACTTTTTTGCTAGCGTCTCCGTTGTCGAATACGCGAAACTTGGAATCGTTGAAGACAGGTGCGCCCGGCGCGTTGTCGAGCTTGCCAGTAAAGGGATTAAATTTGAATGGCATATCAGGAAATGGTTACATTCACAAGATTGGCGTCATCATCTGTAGGTGGCTGGACAGCATATGTCAAGGTCAGCGTGGCAACGGGGCTTCCACCGTTGGAGTAGATGACCGTTGCGATGTTGTTGGTCACTCCGTAGTAGGTGATGTCGATCTCGTCGTATTCGGGGATTTGGAAACCTTGGAGCGCGGCGATTGCTTCTTCAATAGCAATGCTTTGTTGCAGAAGTTCCCAGTTCTGCACATCGGGTGTGCTTTCTTTGAAGCAGTTTTGAGAGAGTGCCATAGGAGTTATCGTTTACGATAATTATGTAACAGGGTTAAGAGCGGCAGCAAGAGCTTCGTTAGTGAGATAGTATTGCTGGTCTTCAGTTTTTTGCACAAAACAGTTTTCAGTAACTGGGGTGAGACCACCGATGGTTGCGAGTCCAACATAGAATTGGTAGAGCTTGGCAGAATCAGTTGCCGAGTCATAGCAACCATAGGAGATTGGAGTAATGCCAGCGGCATCAGCAATTGTTTGGACAAACGGGTAGGATTTATTGCGGTAGTCGAGATCGGTAAAGCAAGCCATAATTTAGAAAAAGGGGTAAGGGTGAGGAAGTTTCCTTCCCCACCCAGTTTGGTTTAGAAGTAGATACCAACAACGTAGACGTTCACATAAAGTGCGCCTACACGTCCAGCGGTATCAGCACCGGAGGTAACATTTACGCCAGCGTTTGCGTAGGTGAAGGTAGTTGAGTTAACAACAGTAACTTCAGCTTGCACATCATTGAACGTAGTGTCGGTCATGCTGGCAATCGTGATCGTGTCACCCGTGGAAAAACCATGAGCAGCACCAGTAACGATTGTAGCAACGCCAGCAGTGCGAGCGCGGGTAGCAGTAGCTTGGCCGAGTCCAACAGTGGATTTCAGTAAGCGGAGTTTACCAGCACCAGTGATGACGTAAGGATTGGCAACAAACGCGAGAGGATTGTAGCGGCCTTGGTTATCAAGAGCGTCCGTGATGGTCAGCGAGGAAGTAAGGTCTTCGCCAGTGGTTCCGTTGTCAACGACTACAATTGGGTCGGTGGCAGTGGTTCCGCGAGCGTAGGCAGTTTCCAGAACGATGCTTGTTGGAAAGAACTTAGTATCTTGGTCGTTAAGAACCAAGAGATCAGCGTCTCCAGCAGCAAGGAGGTTTACGGCAATCGGGCCAAACAAGTTGACGCGATCATAGGCGAGTGGTCGTGAATTAGACATATTTTGTATTTTATTTAAGGTTGTGGGGAGAGGCTTGAATAAGCCCCTCCCCTATTTAACTTAGGAAGGCACAACGATGTCGCCCACACCAGCGCAGCTATAGCAGTCCTGATTGTTCTCAGGAACGATGTAGCTCTGAACTGGGCAGCAGGAACCGTAGAGGCTCTTGCTCTTAGGCAGGCGATGCAGGAACGAGTGCATGATGGTTGGGTCTTTGACCTGTGCAGCGAGACGGAATTGGGCTTGATAGAAGCCCGTTTTGCGCCAGCGGTTGCACTCCCAATCTGGGTTCTTCCATTCCCAATCACCAGCGTAGTTCTGGGTCATTTGTTGGGCTTGGCCGTATCCAGTCGAGGATGGCATTGTCCATTTGCACATTGCTTTGTTAACCATAGCAACCGAGATACCGAAGTCGGCATTGCGGTAAGCGCGGTTTGGAATGTAAGCGCATCCGTTTTCAAGAACAGTCTTGATGTAACGAGGAACGCGAACGAGACGTGCCCATGTCGCAGGATCAGCTTCGTTGAAAGCTCCAAGCGATGCGTTGAAGGCAGTGTCAGCGTTGAAACGAGCGGCGTTGATGTCGTAACCGAAGGCGTAGTCGCCGATGATACGATTGATGCCGAGCTTCAGACGGGTGAGGCGTTCGTCGAAATCCGTGTTAGCATCCCAGTAACCATTGTTGCGCTTGGCTTGGAAGTAAAGCGCACGGCCAACTTGAGGATCAGGGATAACGATGTCGAGCAAAGGCTGACCAGTCGCGTCTTGGAGATCAAGGCGGAAAGCGTCATCTTCGTCTTGGAGGTCAACGAGAGCATCGTCGAGCATATCAAGCGAGAGATAAGCGATCTTGTTGAGGTCGGCTGGAGCCATCTTAACGCGAAGAGCGCAGAGGTCGTAACCAGCTTCGTTGTTGAGCGTATGCTCTGGAACGAACCATGCTGCATCGTCAACGAGTCCGCAGTAAGTGCCGTCGTCCGTGGTGATACCCATCCATTTGTGTCCAGAACCACCGATGTAGTTGGAACG